ATGACACCCGAAGAGTTTGTATCAGGCATCTCATCGATTATCCTACTGGCATTGATCCTCTACGTGGCATATGGCCCATGGCAGCGTGCCGCAACAGACTTGCTGCGCCAGCGGCTCTTCGAACTGCGCGACCAGATATTTGACATGGCCGCCGATGGCCGCGGTTTCACATTCGCATCCGATGAATACAAAGAAATCCGCGACACCTTCAATGGGCTGATCCGCCATGCCCATAAATTCACCATCCCGTGGTATATCCACATGTATCGCGCCACGAAAAATATCGAGGCCCATTCGCGTTTCACCGCGGCCCTGGAGCGCATCGAAGATCATAAAGTGCGAAGAGAGATTCAGAACAAAATGAATACCGCCGCCAGCGCCATCGCTGCGGCCGCAATCCTGCGATCAATGATTGCCCTTCCATTACTTCTACTATTGGCGCCGTTGTTCGTCATCCTGCCAGAGCTGTTCAAAAGGCGCCGCCGCAAAATCATCCGCGCCGTCCGCCACGAATCGCTCATAGATCTGGAAGCAGAAATGGCTTCGCAGCGTGCCGGATAGCAAAAAATGGCACAATATTTGTATTGAAATACAAGAAAAATTAAATATTATCTGTTGATTTTCCGATAATTTTGATACAATTTGTCTATTAGTTTAGAGGAACTAACAACATGAACAGCAACAGAAAATCACGTATAGGCGCGCGCATGGGCGAGCTTCCCTGGTAGATCCAATGGCCGGTGGTTTAACAGAGCCACCACAAGGGCATAAGGCCAACTCGTTAATTAAATTAATCACCATTTCGGACGATATTCAAGCCGCCTCACTCACCACCACATCCAACCGCTTCCCAAGCGCCGCCAGCGCCGCCTCGATCTGATCCAGCCGGCTGGCATGATCCAGATCCAGCACCCGGTCGACCTGCGGCAGATGCCATCCCAGACGCCGCGCCAGGTCGGCCTTGCCGATACCCTGCTCCCGCATCGCCTGATAGACCGCCAGCTTGGCGCAGGCCAGCGCAGAGGGCGACACGATCGGCCGGCCCTTGGGCGCACTGGGGCTGGGCAAATCCTCACGGGCCGCCACATACATGGCCAGCGCCGTTTCCAGCGCATCGCGCGCCGCCATCAGCGCCTCGGCCTCGTCGTCGCCCTGGGTGATGGCTTCCGGCACGTCGGGGAACGTCACCACAAAGCCGCCCTCCTCCGCGGTATCGAGATTCACGGGATAATTGAACATATTGACCTCCTGCTCACTTGAGCCCTAACTGTTTCTTGATGGCCTCCATGGTGCCCTTTTTGATCTCACCAGAATGCATAGGGAGCACAGAGCGGCGGCCATTGAGGAACACCTTCAGATGGCCGCCCTTGCCGGGCTCGAAGACAGCGCCCTGTTTGGTCAGCCAACGTTTGAATTCCCTCGTCTTCATGAATACAGCATAACATATCTGTTGTTATCGTCAACAGATATGTTGCGGTTTGAGGGGCTAAACGGATTCTAAGAGGATTGTTTTTGAGATATCAGACCGACCAGGAACCCCACCACAACACCAACTACAAACGCCAGCAGAACAGCCTCTGCCAGCATCCCCATCATTGCGACAGGAACTCCACCACGGCATTCTGCTGGTCGATGTAGCGCAGGGTAGACAGCCAGTTGCGGCCCATGGCCTCGAAGCCCTCGGCGTCCAGGCACAGATAGCCCTCCAGGCCGTGCCACTCGATACGCGTGAGATGCAGGGCGTCAGGGGGTGGCGGGCGCAGCCTGGGCGGCTCCACGGGACGCCATTTCAATGGCATCGAACAGCCGCTCATAGCCAGCAGTAGCCCGCTCAGCCACCAGGCCCGGCTTTTTCTTGATGAGATCATCGAGATTGTGCTCGTTGAAAACCTGCGTGTTCTCCGATTCACGGTCCCGCGCTGCTTGGAACCGCACCTGAATGGCCGCCAGCCGGCGGCTCTCCGCCTCCCAGCTCTCGGCATAGATCTGGATGGCCTCGTCCTTCTGGCGCAGCTCAACGCCCAGCTCCGCGTTTCTGCGCACGCTGAGCCACAGAGCGCCGCCCAGGGCCGCGATCACGGCGCCCGCGGCCAACCAGGCCTTAACGCCTGTCAGCCAGCGCATCGGCCTTCTCCTTCACGTTGCCGGTCACGAACGTGCCATACAGCGCCAGAATGATGGTCATGTACTCGCCGCCGCCGATCTTACCGAGATACAGCCCCCCGGCGCTCAGCAGCGCGGCCAGCACAAACCCCAGAAATTTGCGCGTGCGCAGCCTGCGCTCCATTTGAACATCGGCAGGCGCCGCGGGCGGCCGCCAGGGCTTTTTGGTATTGACGATGCTCTCGCTCATGCGCCCTCCTCAATAGGTCCAGACCCAAGGCCGCGGCCGGCCCACGTCATAACTGAGGTCGTCCAAGTGAACGAACCGCGCTGCCCAGTCGCCCTTCTGTGACAACCCGATCCCCGTCATGCCCATGTCGCCCGCCAGGCGCAGCAGCGCGTGCACACGGTCGCCATGGAGCTTGATATCCATGGCCCGCCCCGTCGTATGCGGTCCGTCCATCCCGGAGTGAGACACACGTGCATTGTATTCAGGGCATCGGTAGGCCGAGCTGACGATGAAAGGGAACCCAAGCGTGCGCCGCAACCCCACGATCTTGGGCATGAAATCATGGTCCATCTCCCAGCGCCCGCACCCGCACCGGCACACCAGATCACTGATGGGGAAATACTGCCATGGAGAATCCGACATTTCCTAACCCTTCACCAATGAGGTGATGCCGGCCCCGGAGACCCCAGCCGCCAACAGCAGCCCGAACAGCATCCCGCGGCCCTTCGACATGCTGGATTTCAGCCCGTCGATCTGCCCGCGCAGTTCCGTGACTTCCTTGGTGAGCGTCTCCACGGCCTGAATCAATTTGCCATACTCGATGGGATCGATCTCCATCGTTTGATCATTACCCCCGCCCATGTCAATGTCGTCCGGCATCTGTCAGGTATTGCCCCAGGTGCAGGGCGCCGCCGATCACGCCCCACACGATCAGCCCGCCCGCCACCACGGCCAGCAGGTGCGGCAGCCCGAACACCCCGCCGAGCCGGGCCTTGATGACCCGCTCCGGCACCCCCGCGCAGCGCAGCCCCTCGGCAAACAGGTTCACCCAGGCATGGCCCTCGGCCAGGTCGTTCTTCTTCTGCTCCCGGCCGCGCAGCGCAGCCCAGAAGCGTTTGAGGTGGGGTTTCAAACATTTGATGATGCATTGCCATGGAGCTCTCATGACGGCACCTTATGCGCAGAGAAAAAAGTTAGGTTCGGACTGCCGCCGGTTACCGTCTTGGCAGTAGCGGACGTGTGATATAGCGTGACGTGCACCTCATCGAGATTGCCATCGAATGGCAGCACATCACTGATGCTTAGATCGAGCAGCCCTGCCGTCGCCTCTTCCGCCGTTGCCACCCTCGTGAATGCCGCCATTTCCCCTGACGTATGGTTCAGGGCAATCGTATACCCCTTTCCAGCATCAGGCGCCAATATCCTCAATTTGGCGGTTAATGCATATTCACCGGCAATCTTCGGATTGAATTGCCCCGTCGCGATATCGTAAGCATTGGAGGCATCAAATGTCTCGGAGTTGAATGGGATCGTGGTATCGGTTACCGGTGCGACCGATAACGTATTGCCGCGAAATGCGCGGAACGATGGCCCCGTGACTTCCTTCCCTTGCACATACGCCTTCTCAAAATTTGCTGAACCTACGCCTTTGCTGCCGCCTGTTGGGGAGCCGTAAGTTACGCCACCATTATTGTAAACAGTTGTTACGTTGTTCCATGTAATTGGATCTCCAGCGTTTGCTGAGGTAGGCGCAGTTTTTATAGTTATTCGGCCTAATGGATCCATTTGGAGCGCCGAAGCCTCCTGTCCTGCCGTTATATATACCCAACCTGTTCCATTCCATAAAGCGTTTTGGAGTAGGTATGTATCATTATTGCCTTGGCCGGACATAATCGAGAAATTTTGTCCAGCCCTGAGTATTTGCCATCCAGCAGCCCATGTATTTTCTGGAGTAACATTTATTCCCAATCGTCCTGCACTATCTACGACTACAGAGCCGAAGAATGGCGTGATATGGATCATGTCTGTACCGTCGTACAGGAAATGCAGCACATGGTTGATAATCAGCGTATCGACTGCAACAGCACTGCCACCGATATTCTTGATCGTCTTCGCGCCCAGTCCGTCGATGTTCAGCGTCGGTGTCGCCGTGTTGTTTGACCGGTCAAACTTGACGGTATAGATCCTTCCGATTTCATAGGCGCTAATGCCGAGCGCTGCCGTGTAGGCATCTCCTGTTCCGCCGGTGGTCACCGGCTTCAGTGTGTTATTGATGCTCTCGTCGATGTCGCCTTTGTATTGCGCGGCATCCGCCGTCGTCGTGTAATTGGGCAGCATGATTAAACTCCTATTGCCTCATAGCCAGCCACGTTGCTGACTGCAACTGGCGAGCCGGTTGAATCGAATACCCACAATGTGAATCCCGTCGTGGTCACGTTGGTATGCGTTGCGGTCAGGCCGACGCCCTCCACCATCGGGTCAATCCACGGCGCCTGGTGGAACGGCTTATCGAATGTCACCGCCAGGCCCGTGGCCGGCACCGTCAGCCCGGTCTTGCGCTCCTTGCGCTCCTCGTTGTCGATGGTGGGCGTGAATGCCGAGACATAGGCCACGCCCTTGGTGGTGTCCAGCGACAGCTGGAACTTGAAATAACGTGCGGTCAGGTTGCCGATGGACCACGCCTCGAATCCGTCATAGGCCCCGGCCACCGGGCGGTAGTCGATCTGCAGCCTGGGGTCAGCGATACCTGTCTCGCCGAACCCCAGCGCCGACTCGATGTCCGCCCAGACCCGCGCTGCGCTGTCGAAGCCGAGATCCACCTCAGTCGCCTCATAGGTGCAGGTGGGAAACGGATAGGGCACGAACTGGTCGAACACCTCCCAGCCATCCAGCAGCGTGGCGCAGCGGAAATTATCGATATGAAACCCGGTAGTGGCCGTATCCGACGTGCTGCTGGTGATATAGGGGCTGAATGACGCCTTGATGATGGCCGGGTTCCCGGCGCCATCCAGCCCGCTGTCCGTTGCCGTCATGTCCGGCTGGGGCGGTTTGGTGGCGCCGATCCAGAAATTAAGGGTGTCGCCCACCACTTCCAGATTGATGCGGTATGTCCACCCGACAATCAGCGCCTGGGTCAGGGTCGCCAGGATATCGCTCTGCAGATACCCCCCGTTTTTGAATAGCGTCCATGTCGCGCCGTCGGTGACCACGCCATAGTAATTCTCATTATTGGCGTCGTGCCGCACCGCAATGCCCATGTTGCCCTGGATGGATGCCACGTAGAGATCGGCGGAGACCACATAGTCCGCCACCGGCGGCTTGGCATTGGCATCGTAGATGTTCAGCTCGTTGGAGACGCCCACCAGGCGGTTGCCATAGATCTTCGCCGACCAGTTGTCCGGCAGGCCGGTCTGCTGGTCCGTCCACAAAGAGCCTTCGGAGGTATGGCTGCCTGAGAGCGTGCCGTCCGCGGCAGTGAACGTGTCGTTGGTGAATTCCCCATCGGCGGGCAGTTGCGACGACGGCACCAGCACCCCGCTATAGTGGCGTACGAAATTGGTCAGCGTGCCGCCCCAGTCCGGCGCCTGCGGCGCACTGGAGATCACGTCATAGGTGTTGACGAACAGCAGATCGGCTGTCGCCGCCGTCAGTGATTCATTGGGTACGGTGGCACTGTCCACCGCCTTGATGAGTAGCGTCCAGTCCCCGGGTGGCAGATCTGCGGTGGTGATATTGGTGCCGCGCGTGACCGTGGTCAACGGCGTGGCATCCTCCCAGGTGGTATTGCCACGCGGCCTATAGCGGAGGATATACCCCTCCAGGTCCGGGTCTTCGTTAGGATCCCAACGCAGCACCGCCACGCTGCCGTTCTGCGCCACGAAAAAACCCGTAACATCGGCCGGCGGCGTGGTTTTGCCGATCACCGTCTCCGTGGTCGCCGTCCAGTCGGAGGGCACGCCGAATGCCGTCACGGTGCGGATCTCCAGGGCGTAGGTAACGCCATCCTCCACCTCGCCGAAGGGGATGGCGCCGGTGGCGCTGTCCACCGGCGGCACCGTCGCCCAAGCGCCGCCGGAGCCTGAGATGCGGTAGCGTCCCTCCACGCGCAAGGCATGGAATCCGCTGGCGCCGACAAACTGAAACCCCACCACGATGCGGCTCTGCAGCGCCCCGTCACCCGCGCGCACCAGCACCGACTCGTCCGAGGCCACTGAGCTGATGATGGGCGCCGGCGGTTTGATGGTCGCCGGGTCCGCCGGCAGCGTAATGCCGGGCGAAAATGGCGGGATGGCGCCGCTGTCCGCGCTCTGGATCGCATCGGCCTTGTCCGCCAGCACCACGCGCGCCGTGAGGTCAGGCCCCGGCTCGATGCGCGTCACGATCAGATCCACGCTCTCATTGCCGAATTCGCCGAACAGGAACAGATCCCCCGCCTGCGGCCCACTCACCGGCGCCTGCAGCGTCAGGCTGGTGATATTGGTCCCGGCTACCGTCACCACCTGCGCCAAAACGCTCTGGTTGCTGGCGGTGCGGATGCGCACGGCATAGCTCTTCGCCCCATCCATCACCAGCTCCTCATCCACGGTGATGGCGGTCACGTTGCTGCTGCCGTCCAGCGTCACGCTCTTGATGCGCCCGGCGCCCAGGCCCCACAGCGGCACGTCATGCACCGCCACCACATAATCGCCGCGCCGCGCCACCAGGTGTTCCACATCCACGTTCAGCTCGTACTCCTCTGGGCGCAGGCGCAGCGCGGCCAGATAATAGCGGCCCAATTTCCAGGCATGGTTATAGTTGGTAACCCCGCGAAACTCCAGCGACTCAAATTTCGTGGCGTTGGCTTGGGTGTATCCATCGTCATAGACAATGGCCAAGTCCTCCTGCCAATCGGCATCCTCGTTGAGAAACCGGATCTTGATGGCATGGGGCAGGTCCGGGAAGCGCTTCACGGCGCGGAACCCCCAGGAATTGCGCGGCGTGAAATGCTGCACGGGCACGGTCTGGCCGGTGTCGCGCACCACGCTGTACTGCCCGTCCGGCAGCGCCCAGGAAGCGCGCCCCGCGGCGGCGATATCACGGCACAGCTCGAACACCGTGGTGCGATAATCGATCACCGCGTCGAAATTGTAGCCCTTGGCCGTACATTCATCCGCCCAGGCCTTCAGCTCGCTGGCCACTAGGCGGCTGGTGGGAAGGGCCCGCGCATTGGCAGACCCGGAGAGCACATCTGCATAGGCCCAGGCCGGGTTGCGCGTCGCCTGCTCGCTCCACGTGGAACCATCCCACACCTGCAGGCGCGCCTGTGCAATGCAGTTGAAGCGGTCGATCACCCGGTTGAGCTGGTCGCTGGCCTTCACCACCAGGGCGAAATAGAGGATGCCGCTGGTATTGACAGGCGGGTTGTGGTTGATGGTGCGCAGCGCGGTCCAGGTGGTGGCGTCCGTCAGCACATCTTTGGCGCCATAGACATTGTTGATGTTCATCTCATAGGTGCGCGTCACACGCACGTCGTATTGCCCCTTGGCCACCCGCCAGCGTATGCCCGCCCGCTGAGGTGTATTCGTCTCGGCATTGACGCGCAGTTGCGTGGCATCCGCCACCTGAATCAAACCGGATGAGAGCGTCAACCCCTGGGCGTCGATGACATTTGACCAGGTGTTGGCCCCCGCTGGCGAATATTCGATCTTGATCCCCACCTCCATGGGATGGCGCTTACCCTTCTTCGTGGTCCGTGCCAGCCCTTGGGGAAACGTCAGATCGACGCTGATCTCCTCCGCGTCCGCCTGCGTGGTGCGCGTCGCCGAGTTGCCCGCCTGGTCGGAACGCGCCAGCGTGACAGACAGCGCCTCCTCGAACACGCTGTCCACAAACAGCGTGGGCGATTCGGTTACCTCGTACTGTACCCCCTCGTAGCTGGTAATGGGCGTGTCACCGATGCGCGGGTCGCTGATATCCAGCGGCCCATAGCCCAGGCAGAACAGCATGCGCATATACTGGGCATCGCCCACGATTTCGGTATAGGGCATGGCCGCCAACGGCGGGTAGAACCGGTGCCTGCCATAGACCCTGGGGATGGGACCATAGGGGTTGATCTGGTTGCGCACCCCGGTGATGGCGTCACGCCGCTGCGGGATCTCATCACCCCCCGTGTTCTGTGTCGGCGGGCCGATCAGGGTCTGCCCCAGGGCCATGATGCCCGCGGCCGCCACTCCCTTCACCACACCAGACAACCCCAGCGCGCCCGGTATCCACAACGAGGCCGCCAGCAGCGCAAAGCTCAGAAACGTCTGCCCATCACCTGGCACCACGCGCACCGTCACCGTCTGCCCCGCCCCGGGTATCGTCTCGGCCCAGCGCTCCCGGGGCACCGGCTCGCCATCCAGTTCCACGTAGAGGTCATCGCGGGCCTGCCCCAGCATCTGCGCCAGCGACAGCCCCGCCGGGAAATCGGCGCGCACCGTCTCACTGCGCAACGGATGTGCCGCGGCCACGACCTGCACGGCGCCCTTACCAGGCAATGCGCCACCCTCCCTCGAAGCGCCCGCGCCACAACGGCGAATAGAACGACTCCACTACCGCCCCGGCCGCGCGCCGCATATGCAGCATGACCCCGGCGCGCACCACCACCCCGGCATGCCAGCGCGCGCCATGAAACAACACGATATCCCCAGGCGCGAACTGCAGGATGGGCGTCCAACGGCTGGCCAGCTCCTCATGGACCACCCGCGCGGCATCCGTCCCGCTCGATGCGCCATAGGCGCCGGCATAACAGGGCAGCTCGATGCCGAACTCCTGCCCCATCACCAGGCGCACCAGGCCCCAGCAATCATAGCGTGGCCCCCTGCCCCAGGGCTCGAATTCCAGCCCCACATAGCGCGCCGGCCAGCGGGCATCGCCGGGCGCCGGGAGCGGCGCCGGGTCACGATGTGCCGCCACCGCCATCAGAACAGCCTCGGAAACTGCAGCGGATCGAACGACCCGCCGGGGAATGGCTCGCTGGCTACGTCCTCCCAGCCCAGCTCCGCCTCGATGCGCAGGGCGTCATAGCCCGCCTCTTTCATCGTGAACACATAGGGGCCCGCCTCCACCGTGTCCGGGCTGCTGGCCAGCACCACCTCCAGCGTCACCGTGGGTGGCGAGCTGAGGGCGCGCAGGTCGTCGATATAGTCCCGCGACACATTGTCGATGGCCAGGCGCACCGCCGGCAGCTGCTTGTCGTCGTCCATGGGCAGCGAGGTCTCGAATGGATAGGCGATGTAGGTGCCGTCGGCCCGCACCAGATTCTGCGTGTCGTTCACCAGGCGGATAGTCTGCGCCAGGCCGGAATGCTCGATCTTCACCGTCGTCAGAAACACCTCGCCAGTCTGCGCCGCGAGCATGGCCTGCAGAGCGGTGGCGGAGACCGTGCCCATCAGGGCAACTCCTCGACGCGGAACGTGGCCAGATATTTGCCGCCGCCCTTGGGCGTGAGCGCCGGCGGCTCCAGAAAGTTGTAATTCACGGTGTTGCCATTGCGGTCCACCCAACTGAACGGCAGCGCCCCACCCAGGGTGTCGTTGTCATAGAACGACTCCAGGGTATCGGCCTGGGCGGCGGTCAGAGATATCACCATGGTCTTGGGCTTGGGCGCCGCCGTGCTGCGCCGCCTGATCTTGGCAGGGCCAACGTCCATGGGTTGCCGGATCACATTTTCCGCCATGCGCTCGGTATAGCCAGACTGCCGGGGCAGTTGCGGCAGGGATGAGGGCCAGACGGCCATCAGCGCGCCACTCCTTGCGGCACCAGGCCCCAGCGGTTCTGTGCCGCCCGGGCGATGAGCCCGCCGCGGGAGATGTCATCGGCCACCGCGCGCACGAACACCCGGATCATCTCGCCGCCGTCCGGCGTACGCAGCTGCTGGGTTTCGGCCGGCACGGGGCCCTGATTGATGACCTGCACCAAGGTCTGGCCGCCCAGCTTGTCATTTGGTGTGATATTGCCAGACGCGCGCGGCGTGAACAGTTCCGGGCCGCGCTCGCCGACCAGATAAGACACGCCGGAAGATACCGCCCCGCCATGGGCCTTGCCGCCACCGAATATGCTGGGGAAACTCTCCCCCAGGCTGCTGAGTATCGGCTTGGTGATGGTGTTGCGGATGGCTATGCGCGCCAGATCGTTGAGGATGGAGTCCGCCAGGCTCTTGAAGTCAAGCTTGCCCTTGGTCACCATATCCGCCAGCGTGCCGGTAAACTGCTCGCCCCACTTCTCGGTGGCCTTCTGCAACTCGTTGAACGTCTTCTTGCCGTCCTCGCCCATCCCGATCAGCTCGTCGCGATATTTCGCCAGGGCGCGCTTGTAGATATCCTCGTCCAGTCCGGCCTTCAGCAGTTCGTCCAGCTCCCGCGTCTGCTGGATGAATCGCTCCTGCGGCGTGCGCGTCGCCTCATAGAGCCGCTCGATGCGCGCCTTGGTGTCGTCCGCTGCCTCGCCGGTGCCGATCAGGGCATCCCGGTACTGGATCAGCGCGCGCTGATAGGTGTCCTCGTCCAGCCCGCGCTTCAGCAGTTCGTCCAGTTCCCGGGTCTTCTGAATGAACTGCTCCTGCGGCGTGCGCGTCGCCTGGAACAGCCCCATGATCTTCTGCTTGCTCTCATCGGCGGCGCCGCCGGCGCCGATCAGTTGATCCCGGTATTTCGCCAGGGCGCGCAGATAGGTGCCCTCGTCCAGTCCTGCTGACAGCAGCGACTCAAGTTCCTGTGTCTGTTGGATGAATCGCTGCTGAGGTGTCAGCGTGGCCTGATAGATAGCGTTGATGCGCTTCTGCTGCGCCTCGATCTGTTTCGTCAGCTCGGCGGCCGCTTGGGCCGCGGCCTTGCGCGCAGCCTCGTTGTTTGCGGGGTTGTCGACCGTACCGTTGTCCTGTGCGAACCTGGCGGCATTTGCCGCCTCGTTTCTGATCTGGAATCGCAGCGCCCTGATCTGGCGTTCGAGTTCTGCGACCTGTTCCCTGCGAGAGGTGTCGCCGGAGAGGAAACCGCTGATCCCGGTGCCCAGCGTACCCTTGGCCTGAAGCTCCAGAATCTTCTTTCGCGCCTCATCTGCCCGCTCGCCCAATTCCTTGATCCGATCCAGCGCGCCGCCGACGAATCCGCCAGTGAAACTCAGATCTTCAGCCGTGCCGCTCATGGCTTCCAGCAGTGCCTTGGCCTTCTCAGCAGCCCATGTCATGGCGCTGGCCAGGCCATTGAGCACCGTGGTCAGGCCCGCCTCGCCGATGGCCTCCGCCAGTTGTGCGCCTGCGTCCTGCAGGTTTGAGAATGCGCCGCCCAGCGTATCCATCTGCAGCTGCATGGCATCGCCGAATTTCTCGTCGCCGATGCGCCGCAGATAGCCCTCGATGGCGGCCGCATTGTCCGCCACCGTGGTGGTCACGCCCTGGAATGTCAGACTCACTTGGTCGCCCTGCTTGCGGGCCTTGATGCCGAATTCCTTCAGGCGTTCGAATTCGCCGGTGGCAGCGTCCGCCACGGCCTCGATGAACTGGTTCAGGGATTTGCCCGTGGCACTCGCCGTGTTGCCATAGCTGCGCAGGGATTCGATGGAGGGGTCCAGCCCCAGGGCCTTGAGCTTGATGAACGAGTCCACCACCTCCTGCACCTGAAACGGTGTCTCGGCGGCGAACTGTTTCAGCGCGTCGAACTGCGTCTGGGCCTCCTCGGCGGAGCCCGTCACCGTGACCAGGGAGGCCCCCAGCCGCTCGAATTCCACGATGGTGGAGACGATGCCCTTGATCACCGCCGCGCTGCCCACGGCCGCCACCAGGGTGCGCATGCGCACCAGCTGCTGGTTGGTGCCGCCGAGCTGCTTGCCGGTCCGCTCCAGTTCGCGACCGGCGCCCTGCAGCGAGGCGCGGATCTTGCCGGCGCCGTCAGTCTCCAGCCTGAGGATCAGCGTGTCAGTCTTCTTGCCCATCGTTGAGAACCGCGATCATCTCCTGTTCCATCACCCGCAGCCACTCGAATGACTGCGCCACGTCGTCTATCTGCATCATCTGCGCCGCAGCCCGCACCCCTGCATAGTCGAACCCCAGGCAGCCGCCCATCATCGCCGTGCGCCGCTGTGTCAGGCAGGCCAGAAACAGGTTCACCGTCTCTATGACCTCCGGCAGAAGGTCGGGCTCCGGGCAGTCCTTGCAGCGTGTCGTGGGTACGCAGAAATCCCTCTCGCACACCGTCTTGCAGTACCCGGGTCCGACTTCGTCGGCGCCCAGGAACCAGCGCACCCACGCGGTCAGTTTTTTGCCGGCGCCCCGTTGCTGGCCATCACCAGCCCGGTATGGGCGGCCGCCATGAAATAGGGCACGTCCATGGCCGCCGCCAGCGCCTCGGCGCTGAACGGGATGGGCTCGCCCTCCTCGTCGCAGACGCCCTCCCAGCCCGTGATCCTGCGCCGCACCTCGGCGTCGAACTCCTCGTCGCTGAGCCCTGCCAGCGCGCGCGCCTCGCTGCGCGTCATCAGCCGGAAGCGCAGCTTGATCTCGCAGGCCTCCACCGCCCCGCTGCCATCGCCAGATGGCACGCGCACCGTCACCGGCCACAACACCTCGCGCTGCTTCGCCATCCTGAACATCAGACCGCCGCCACGCTGTTGAACAAGGTCACCTGCAGAGAACCGCTGCCGTAGGCCTTGAAATTGAGCTGCTGCAGAATGCCGCCGGGGCCGGAAACCTCGGGGCTGGCGCGCTCGTATTCCATGGCGGACACCAGAAACTCGATGCTCTCGTTGCCCGCCGTGCCGAAACCGTCGCCGCGCTTCAATACCGAGCGCAGACTGCTGGCCGTGCTGTTGATGGCCTTAGTCAGCAGCGTGGCGTCATCGAAGATGGCGGTGATCTGGCCGGTCACTGTGGCGAACCCCTCCGACATATCCACGCGGATGCCACTGTTGCTGCCCCCCTGCACATAGCCGTCCTCGTCCAGCTCGTTGTTGAGCACGTAGTTGTGGCTCTTCACCTTGGCGATGGCCGCGCCGCCCTCCTCCAGCGTCGCCAGGCGGAACGCGGAGAACGAGGTATGGCCGTTGTCCTCCGGCGTAGCGTCCAGCGCGGCACTCTGCAGGGTCGAGTTCGCGGCCTTCACATCGAAATTTGCGGTGCAGTATCCCTCCTGGGGAAAATCGAACGTCCCGGTGGCGATGCGGCAGCCGTTGAATTTCTCCACCCGGCCGGTGCCCGCGATATTCGCGCCAAAATCCTTCTCGAAGGTGAAGCCGGCCGGCAGGTCGCCGATGGTGAACACATGCTTGTAGGCCGCCACCACGGTGATGGTGTCGCTCTGGTCCGTACCCGGCAGGCTGGCCTGGGCCACGGTCACCGTCAGCGCCGCGCCGGCGGTGCCGGATTGCAGAGTGAACGTGCCGCCCGCGCTCACGTCCACGCCGGCGCCGGCGGTATCGCCACTGGCCTGCCAGCTCAGCAGCGTGCCAACGGCTGTGAACGACAGCGTGCCGTTGCCTGTCGGACAGGTGCTCTCGGCATGAGCCACCGTGACGCCAGTGATATTCGCTGGCTGGGTGGATACCGGCCGGTAGGTCGCCACCTGCCCCAATGCATGTTTCAGCAGCGGGCCGATATCCTCCGCCGCCATGTTCATGGGGATGCTGCCGCCGCCGTCGATGTTGCCCGCGTCAGGCCGCGCCCGGGTGCGGGCATTGAGCAGCGTGTCGTCCTCCAGCTTATTCTGGGTGGTGGCCAGGTTGCAGCCGGTCAGATAGACCCGCTTCGCCGCCGGTGTGCCGGGATCCTGCCCATAGGTATCCTCGTCATAGAGATAGAATTTCGCCTGTGATCCGCGCGCCTGTGGCATGTCGCCCTCCTTCCTATCCGTTCGTGATGGTGAATTCGCCGCTTATCGTGAACCGCACCACATGCCGCGGATGGTTCACCCCCTTGTCCGATTCCCACTTCGAGAGCCAGGCGCCGTCCACCGCCCCGGCCAGCACGTGATCGCTCATCACCGCCTTGGCCATCAGGTCAGGCAGCGCCAGGCGCTGGGCAAATGCCCGCGCCGGGTCGTCCTCGTGCCAGACCACGGCCAGCAGCATCTCTGCCTGGGCGGTCTGGCTGTAATTGCCCACCTCGATCTCCAGCTCCGCGTTGCCCAGCTCGAAGATCAGCGCCGGCATCTCGCGCGGCCGTACCCGCTCCACCTCCACGTTGCCGTCGATGGCCACCAGCCCACTGCCGAAATTGTCCCGCGCCCAGGCCACCAGGCCCGCGTTGGCCAGCAACAGGGCCTTGAGCTGCGCGTGATAGGACGCCAGGCTCACAGCGCAAATATCGCCTTGCGCACCTCGGCGCGCATGATGCCCTGCCAGTCGGTGCTGTCGGCGGCATCATCCAGGAAAGGCCGGCGGCCATGGACCATGGAACTGCCGGCGCCCTCGTGGATGGCGTAGGCATAGGGCGCGCTGTTGAATACCAGCCCGACGCCGCCTGCGCTGATGGCCCAATTCGCACCGCGCATCAGGTTGCCACTGCGATTTGGCACCGGATAGCTGCCCGGAGGGGCCTTATGGCTGCCTCTTAGATTATCGATCTGCGCCCGGTTGACGGCGATGCTGGCATTACGCACACCACGCCGCACCGCCGGGTTGACCCGCTTTGCCCGCCGGTAGAATGCCCGGGCGATATCCACTGGTCCGCCGGTCGCCATCAGGCCGTCTCCTCGCTATAGGGCCCGGTCTGCACGTAGCCCACCGCCAGGCCACCGCCACCGGTGATCCGGGCCAGCCATTGCTCGGCCCGCTCTTCTGCTGCCTCGGCGTTTTTCAGCAGACGGCTGCTGATGGTCTCTGCGCCGCCGTCGCTGCGCGCCATGTTGAGGTCCGCGCGCTCGAACTGTTCCATGCGCCGCCACAGTTCGGCGGCCGTCAGCCAGATCTCAGCCTGGCGCATACGCTCCAGCGCCAGCCCCGTGGCCGCGTCGTAGGCTGTCTGCCCCACGCGATCCGCCACCTCCTGAGCCATCACATTGATAATGCCGGCGATATAGCCGTTCGGCACATCCCAGCGCCCGGGCGAGCCGAACTGCTGCCCGGAAAATCCCAGCGCCGTCACGTCCTTTGGTTTCGCTTTTGCCATGGCCCCTCAAAAAACGACCCGGGGCAGGTGGCCCCACGCCCGGGTCGAGTCGCTGGTGGTGATTGTTATTATGGCGGTGTGATGCGTCGCAATTGGGAGACGTTGCCGATGGCCGCGTTCTGCCGCGCGCGCCAGACGAAGGCATCCACGCCACGAGAGAAATCGCGCCCGAATTCAGAAAACAGGCCGTCCCACTCCACCGTTACCATGTCAAATCCAGGCAAGGCCAGATACATGCTGGTGGTGTCGATCTTGCGCGTGGGGATGGCCACGATATCGAATTGCAACATGCGCACACTGTTGGTGTCATTGGGTAGAACGAAATTGCTCGCCAGCGCCTGCTGCACCATGTTCCACCGCCGGTGATTGTAGAGCAGCCCGAACACTGGCCGGTCCGGCAGGCCGTAGGTGTCGCCCACATCCTCCAGGATCTGCGCGCAGCCGTTGTTGACGGTAGTGATCAGGTCGGTGCTCCATGCCTCATTGACGCCGGCGCCAAGCGCCGTGAGCAGTGCCACATGATTGTCCACCATCTTGTCGTTCCAGATGTTGGGCACCTGCTGCACGTTCTGCTCAAATACGCCATAATCGTCGAAACGTCGCGCCTCGTCGTCGATGCCCAGGGCGCCATGCCAGGTCACGCTGCTGACGGTGACCGGCGTGCCGCCTGAGACCTGACGGATGCGCGCCGCCTGGCCCTCGCGCTTCTGCTCGAACACAATGGCCTTGGCCGATACATTGGCCATCTGATAGGTCGGGTTGCTCGACGCTGTCTTGTCCACGAAGCGGAACAACTGCAGCACACCGGCATCCTGAGACGGCCCATAGAACCGCACGTCGATATCCGGCGCCGATGGCAGGCCGCTGATATGGCCGGTGCGCGTGGTCTTCTCGCCGCCCGGCACCTTGATGCCGCGCAGGTCCTTGAAGTAGCTGTTGACGGCCGCCACCAGGTCTTTGCGGCCCCCTTCGGTGTCGATGTCCGCAGCCTCCCAGTCGATACCCGTGGCGATACCGTTGGGGAACCCTTTGCCGCCGAACGTGTTGATTTCGTTTGCGCGCATTTCCTCGCTCCTCTGTTGAAACCTGTAGATGGTCAGCCGTTAAACCGCGACGCTGTTGTCCAGGCGCAGCCGGGCCGTGGCATCGCCAGCCAGGGCGGACTCCAGGAACATGCCGCACTTGGTGTTGAGGCCCACCACGTTGGTGAACACATTGGCGGCGCTATCCCAATATGCGGTGTCGCCCTCGGTGATGGCCACGGCAGCCTTGGGTGCCTCGATCTCCTCGGCCCGGTGAATGAATTCGCCCTTCGCGCCGGCGGCCACGTCCGCATAGGCCACGCAGATGCGGGTGTTGATCACCACGATATCGTCCACGGCCACGGCCGCGCCCGGCGTATTGGTCAGGGTGTCCAGTTTTTCGGTGGGGCACAGAACCGTTGCTTTTGCCATGTCGAAATCCTCTCGCTGTAATCAGTGAATACCGTTGCCGGCGTCAGGCTGCATGAACGCCCAGGGCCTTTTGGGTCACGCTGGCGTCACGCAGCCCCTTGGCGCCCTCGCCGCTGCCGCGGTTCGCGTTGGGGTCGCCGCCCTCGATGCCGGCACCCTCGTCCGCGCCCTTCACCTGTCTGGCCAGGCGCTGTTGCCAGGCCTGCAGAAAGTCGATATCGCGATCCTTGTAGGCCGCCTTTGCCTGTTCGATGGCGGCCTCGTCGTCGCCCTTCACGATTCCGGACAGGCGCTCCATGCGCACGATGTCGTCCACCAGGCTCTTGTGATAGGCCCTGCCGTCATTGACGATGCGCGCCAGGCGTGCATGGTCTTTTGCCAGATCCTCGCCCACTGCCTTGGCCAGCTCGTCATAGGCGGCGGCCTTGGTGGTGGCGGCTTCGAGATCCTTGGTGAGTTGCTCGTGCTTGGTCTGCAGCGCCTTGAGTTGTTCTGCGGCCTGTTTGTCGCTCATGGTCGTGTCTCCGTCGTCGGGGTTGTCTGTCGTTGCATGTTTGTGCACCCGGGCACCCGGTTGAGCGCCCAGCCATACCAAAGAGGCCTCCAACGCCTCGCCCGGCGCCTTCCAGCGCATGGCGATCACCTTGTCGCTGCCGTCGGCAATGGGCTCGCGGCTGCTCGCATCGAACCCGATGGAGATGTCCGCCGCGGCGCCGGCATCGATATCGGCAATCAGTTCCGCCCGGCCCTCCGTGCGCGGGATGAAAAAACTGGCCTCCACCAGCTTCGCGGTCTGGGCCGAGGGGGGGAACTGCAAGCCCGGCGTGCGCAGTGCGGCGCGCGCCTCATCCAGCGACATCTCAACCACGCGGGCTGAAAACCAGCGCCCAGGCCCTGGTCCGCTGTCGCCGTCGTAACCACGGGGGTGCTTGATGAACAGGCCCTTGCCTGGCAGTGTGCGGGCAAAATCGCTCAGCAGCGCATCATCGAACACCTCGTCGTCGCGGTCGATACCGTTGTGGGCGATGTAGGCGGTGCGCACATACACCTGCTCTGCAGTATGAGGCGCCAGGGTATAGTTGTTGATCAGCGCGAGCTGCGCATCGTCTGGGGCGCCGTGCGCCTTGCAGAAAATCGCTGAAAACTGTTTCGCGCCGTGGGTCATTTGGTCACGAGGTGCTTGTTGCGCCATTCGGCCATTTCGATGGTGATGGGGCCGCTGTAATCTGGCTTCATCCACTCCTCTTGGTGCTCGCCGCGGGTTGCCTTGCCGCTTTTCTCCTGAACGGCGTCGATACCAAGCGCATGATCATCGCTGTCATGGGCTTCGTCATTGGTGCCATCTTCTGCGCTGGCATCACCACCATCCTGTTGGCCTGCCTGGGAGTCTGCCATCAGGCTGTCGATGGCGGTCAGCAACGTGGCCCGATTCGCGGCGCCGGCCTCCAGCTCTTCGAGGCGTGCCAGATCGGCAGGAGAAAGCTGATCAGCAACGGCGCGGATCCGTGCCAGCGAATCATTCACATTACCGGCAATCAGCGCCTTCAGTTGTTCCTCGTTCATCACGGCCTCCGGGCATGAGAAAGATGATCCTTTTCTAGCAGTCTCGGCCCGCTTTCGCCGCCTGTCGTCCGTGACGGGTCAGTTTCAGCGAAAAAAAAGCCCGCGGGGGACGCAGGCACGGGAGATGGTGCTGGGAGAGAAAATCCGGAATTGTTACCAGGTGTCTTCTACGGTCAGATCAAACACATCCCATACGAGGCCATTGGTGTTGCTCGGGTCATAGATGACCAGCCCTGCGGAATACTCCCCGGCGGTGAGCGATTGCCCACCCAGGGAGATGGTCAGTTTTCCATTGCCTGCCGACCAGTCGAATACACCGGCGGCGTTGTCGCTGTCAACAGACGCACTTACAGGACCGTCCAGCTTCAACACCATGCGGGTGACAGAGGACGCAAGATCAACCGCCGCGCCGTCTTCCAGCAGCTGCAGCTCAATGGTGTTGTCTCGACCCTTGTAGGCAATCTCTCTCATCAGACGGGATCGTTGAACCCGAACGTCCAGGCCGGGAAATTGATCGGATTGGCATTGGTGATCACCTGGTCACTGCTCTCATTGGTGACCACCAGCAAACGCGGCGTCGCGCCGCCATCATAGAGCGCAATGTGCAAGTCCTCCAGAATTTGGTAGGTCGACGTGGCGTCAGGGTTCGTCGTCCAGTTACTGTCCACCGTGAGCTGCGTCGCCGTGTTGGCGGTGATGATGCGCGTCTGCCCGGCCCCCGTGCCGCCCGTGATCTTGACCACCTTGTTGACGTGAGCACTGGCAGTCCATGCCTTGGCGGTATCCGTCAGCGTATTGTTGGTGGCCGATGTCGCAGTGCCCTGATCGATGGCCGGTACATCGACACCGGCGGTATCCGATTTGGCGCCGATGGAGACCTCACGCCCCCCGCCCGCCTTGTCGGCCAGGGTGAAATCACCCACCGCCATCGCTACCGCCCCACTCACCCGCTTGCCGCCAGCGCCAAACAATGTAGACGCCTCGCTTACCGTGGCCGGCGCACCGGCGCACAGCACCATGCTCAACACCCCGCCACCCCAGTTGGCGCTGTCACTGACCTGTGCCAGACCCTTGTCGAAAACATCATTGTGAAACGACTTTGGCATCACATTTCTCCTATAGCTGTTTTATCGTGCGCTGTTTCGTCATGCTGTTCATCGTGCGCTGTTTCGTCAGCGAGATCAGCGATGGATCCGTAATCACACCCAGACCACCAGTGATTAGGGACGGTTCATCGATTGTTGCAGCAGAGGCTGCGCCATCAACGAAAATAATATGCTGCTGTGTAACAGCCGCCATCTCGGCCTCGGCATCCGCATAGGACGGCGGCAGAATGATTGCGTGCTCATAAGAGGCCGACACGTCTGATGCGGACGCCTGCCCCACCGCGCCTGAAATCACCGATGCATGTTGCTGCGCAATAGAGGCGTCATCTACGGTGGCTGCCGCAGACATGTCGGCTATCGTCAGATCGGTAACGACACCCATTGAGACGCCAACATCATCTGCAGCAGCCTGGCTCGCTGCACCGTCAATAGTGACGGCGTGAGACTGTGTAATAGCGATGAGGTCTGATACGGTGCTTGCGGATGCTGCCGAGATCGTCAAGGCGTTTGTCTGTTGGGCGGCCGGCGCATCGGTTGCTGATACCGCCACCATATCGGTGGCGGAAAGCTGCTGCGGCTGCGCTAATGCGGCGGCATCCGCAAATGATCCAGCCGACGCATCAGCGGCCGCCAGCGCCTGTGTTTGTATAACCAGCGCATCATCAGATGATGCGGCTGATGAAATATCGCCTACGATGAGATCGTGTGCCCCGCCTCCAGCCGCTGCAGGCCCGATGGCCAGCCAGCCGAAATTCCTGACCACAGTATCGGCAGTAGTCCAGTTGAGCGTGATGCCATCAGCATCGAGGCTCTTTAGGCTGGCACTTGCCACGATGGAATCACCGACGGCGCATGTGGTTATAATCTGATTGGTGTCAAGACGGCTCCCGAACTGGTAGCTGTTCAGCGCGCTAACCTGCGATACCGCGCCCATCACTGTGCCATCCCCCGCACCGAAACCTCTAGCTTCAGGCTCGGTGAAGACGCCATCCGCATTGGCATTACCTGCGTGATGTGCGAGGAGCAGTTGGGGGGGGAATCCAAATCCAGTCAGTGCTTGATCCCCGACAGTCGTAGGCTGCTGGTTAACGCCGATGTTGTACTGCAACCCTTTGAGGGCTAGATATACGATCCCTACATCCTCTGTTCCGGTGCCTTTTGCTAACGTGAATCCACCAGCATCAAATGATTGTAGTGTCACGTCCACATCAATGCCGCTACTCCTGCCAGGAATAACGATGATACTGCCCACCTTGTGCCCGGATGTACTGTCGGTATCTGAGTTCCACGATGACTGAGCACCAAACGAGTGCTGATCGGCCGGCGATAGAGCGAATCCCGTGGTGATGCCAATAGGTCTGGGATTGTCTCCGAACGTTAGCGCAACAGCATCATCACGGTTATACCCCAGACCCAGCAGGCAATCCGGCTGGAACCCCAGGCCTGTCTCAGCGTAGTTTGCGGTGCCACTATAGACGAGCGCACCGGCAGCGGCGTTGGCGAGGTCACTGCCCCCCAGCGCTACATAGTAGATTGTGCGACTCGACGTATACGTGTCCCACGTAATGTCGAAACCCGTTGCCCCGATAGCGGATACTCGTCCTTGCTCTCGTGTGGCCGGATCGTTACTGATCAGCCAAATTGCATGTGTGTTTAAGATACCACCACGATCATACCCTGAATAATAATCGCCGCAGCTCGTCGTACAGCCCTGATTATTGACCCCGGTAGCAAAACCATGGGTTATCATGTGGTCATTGGCGCCGTACTTCGCCCGAGCGAAGAAGAGCAAAGCCTTTGGCTGAAACCCAAC